ATGGTGGCACCAGACGCCACGGTCAGCGCGATGGAGGTCGCGCCTTCAGCGGTAACCGCTGCAGAGGTGGTGTTACCCGTTGCGCCGCGAGTGCCGGTCGTGAACTGCTTGATCGACTGAGACATATTGATCTCGTCGAAACCCAGCACGCCAGTGCCCATCATGCCGTTTTTGAACTGCTTGCTGATGGTGTCGGTCGGGTTGAACAAGCCCTTCATGCCTTCCACCAGACCGGCGTTGGCAGCCGGGTTGACGGTAGCGTAGCGGGGCGACATCACAGCGGCGTTCTCGTTGAGCTTCTGCTGAGCTTGCAGCAGAACCAGCGAGGTGGCCGGCGTGGTGCCGGGGGTGCCCACGGAGTTACCGATGGTGCGGAAGGCGTTGGCGACGTCAGCGTCAATGCTGGCGGCCAACTGGCTGATACGAGGCTTCAGTACACGATCTGCGAAGTCGTCCAACTGCATCGTCAGTTCGGCGGACGTGAAGTTCACGCCGATGTGCTTCTGCGAGGCGACCGTCAGGGTCGTGAACTGCTCGTTGTCGTCCTGCACTTGCAGGGCGGCGCCGTCAGTCACCAGAGCGCGGTCCGGCAAGCGGATACGCAGCGTGGAGCCGATCTTGGCCCCTTCGACAGCGAAGCTGTCGTCGTACTGGCGGTTCACGTTGCGCGTGATCACCAGGTTGTTTTCCAAGATCTCCAGAGCCTTTCTGGTGATCATGTCAATGGTCAGAATACTATTGGCCACAGCGGGCTCCTTTCAAATTTAGCGAGTTGCCTGAGCTTGCATCTTTCGCATCTGGCGGGCTCGTTCAGCTTCAATCCACTCCGACGTACTCATGTTCTTGATGGAACGTGGGTCAGTCGTGTCAAAGGACGGGTTGTTGTTGCTGCCACGGGCCGTTACAGGTGTGATGGGTGCTGGCGCAGATGTGGTTCGTTTGACGGGCGGATTGTCGGCCAGTTTGGCCTCAATCTTCCCAATTTCCTTGGCTTGCAGGATGGGCGGTAAGCGAGCGATACGTTCCGTCTCCTTGACGTTGGTGCCGAGGTAGTACGCTACGTCGGGGCCAACTTCAGATGCACGGATGGTGTCAGCCATGACGGTCGTGATGGGCAGCTTGGGGTTGTACGCGACTTGCTCGAAGTCTTGGTACTTGTCCCTAGCTTGCTCCTCACGGTCGTGATAAGCCTCCAGCAGTTCGGTGTGCTGCTTGTGCATCTCCCGCTGTGCAAGTAGCTGTTCGGCCTTCTGAACTGCCAGCGCTTCCGCGTAGGCTTCAGTCGATTCAAACTGCTCTGCAGACGGTAGTTGCCTAGACTGCTCAGCCACGGGCTGCTGTGCCCGTTGACGCTCCCACTTACGCTGCTCTCTATCAAGCCGTTTCTTGACGATGGCGTCCAACTCTTCTTGAGTAAACGTCTTCGTCTGTTGTTCGACTTCCGGCTCAGTGCCCTGTTGTTCAACAGGATTCGCTTCCGTAACTGCCGTGGGTTCCGGTGCGGCTTGTGCGGTGTCGATCTCCGCTGCGACTTCTTGGCTCATGTGCGGGCCTTGATAAACCTGGTCAACGGGCCAGTACGTTTTATGGTAGCACTTAAAAATTTACGGTGCAAGCAATGCTAGACGTTGCCAGTGTTAGAAGAAGGAAACGCTCTACCATACCCCCAAATTATGCGAACGGCCCCGGATGCTCCGGCAGCAGCAGTACCCAACAAATCCAATCCCGAAGCTCCGCCACCACCCCCACCATACGCGCCGCCGTTTCCAGCAATGTATGTTGACGTGTTAGAACTTGTCCCTGTAGAACCAGAAGATCCACCGCCGCCGCCATTACCTGTACTACCGGACACAGTACCAGCCGCCCCGCTAGTTCCTTGACCAAGTAACCCAGTCCCGCCGCCGCCTGCACCGGATCCATTAGACGGCGCAGCTCCACCACCACCGCCCCCGCCGCTTCCTGCTGTTGGTGCAGTTCCAGGGCTAGGGTATGTTCTTACATCTCCTGTGCCTAAGCCCCCCGCACCGGAATAGCCGCCGGCCCCACCGCCGCCACCCGCTTGAACACTGCCATAGTTACCGTTGGTGCCTCCACCACTACCCCCGCCATCACCTGTATAAGTTCCTCCGGAAGCATAAGACGTTGCACCACTTACGCCAGCGTAACCACCACTACCACCACCGCCTTTTACTACGCTTGTTGAGACAAAATAAGAATCTCCGCCATTATTTCCTTGGCTATATGGGCTACCCGCAGTGCCGCCAGAACCTACTACAACTGTGTACGAAGTGCCAGGAGTTACAGGATAACCGTTTTTGTACCCAAGTCCACCACCGGCACCACCTTGCCCTCCTCCGCCGTTATTATTTGCATCAGGAGCACCATATCCACCACCACCGCCACCACCACCAATACAAACTATGGAAACATTTGTGACGTTGGTCGGGCAAACCCAAGAATAAGTACCAGGCGTGGTATATTCCTGTTGACTTGCAGGAATATCTTGAGATGTGTTAGAGCTAAACATATCTGTTAAACAGAATAGTTTTGACCCGCGCTGCTACCAAACCAACTACTGCCATCAGCAGTAAACACAAACTTGTCCATTTTGTTGGCGCTTGACGTTACCACAGGGCTTGCCGCACCGGGCCATTTGACTGCTGCTGGCCATGTAGCTGTTCGGCCCCCTGTGCCGTCTTGCTTAAGCAAAATAACAAATGATTTGCCAGCAGTGGCAGTGGGAAAGGTAAACGTGCAATTACTAGTCAATGTCAAAATCTGAATTGTGCCGTCTGACAAACTGATAGTGTACGCTGTTCCAGTGTTGGCAGTGTTAACTTTTTCTTTGTAATCACCACCAAGATCAAATTTGGCCGCAGGACTGGAAACACCAAGTCCCATGTTTGTGCCGTCAAACACAAACGACGAATTGAATGTCAGGGTTTTTGACGCGTCAAGATAACCAATCGCGGTTGCTGTTGCTGCGTCATATGGCGCAAGTTGATACTCGCCAACGGTGATTTTTTTCGATCCTGCTGTACCAGCGGATGAATCAACAATGTACAGCAAATCGCCCGGCGCAACATTAGCACCAATCAGCGCTGGCAGGTCAGAGACTTTTTGGTCGGCCATGATTTACGCCCACACACGAAGAGGAGTTACGGGAGTTGGGTTTACCAAGAACACATCCAGCACAGGCGCTGGGCCGATGTTGCGCACGTTGGCGTGGTAGCCCGTGTACGGCAGTGGCTTGTAGTTCTCAGGCACCGGATCAGGCGCAGGCTCGTAGATCGTGCCGATCATGTCCACCGCAGTGAACTTGGGCGTCAGCGTCACGTTGCCTTCGTCGTCCGTTGCTGAGTCGTACAGGACCGAATAGGCCTCTTCCTCATCAGCAAAAACAACCATGTAGTCGCAGTAGCCCTCTTGGACGATGGGCTCTGCTGGGGCTTCAGCAAGCACCTCGGGAGGTGCCTCTAGCGTGTCAAAGGTGTCGGTCATGGGTTCCTCGCAAGGATTTCGTCTATTGACGCATTCGCAACACCTACATAGTTAGGGTCCAACGTCGCGCAGTATTCAAGCATCTTCACACATTCGTCTTGTTCAGCAGTGGCAACCATAGCGGCAAAGCGCTTGAGCTTTTCCGTAGTGCAAACCCAGTCGCCATTTTCAGAGCGGGCAAAGTTGGCTTTGAGAGCCATTTCAATTAGGGTTTCGTCGGTCATGATGTGATGCTCTGAAGAGTTGCGTCAGCGAGGCGAGTCGGGTAGTAAGAGATGGATCGGATCGCGCCGTTCAAATGTCCTTGTTGCAGCACGGTTGCGCCAATACACAAACGATCAACAGTCGGCAGTGTCACGGTGTTGTCCGTAGCAGCAGCGCCCGCGTTAAGTGATGCAGCAGTGTTGTTAGTTTGGTAGGCGTAAGCAAGTTTGTTGATTGCCCCCGCATTTACAGTTCCAGCATCAATACTGCCCTGACCAACAGAAGCAGTCGTAACTGCAACCTGTCCAGTGCTGTCATTCAACAACTGGAATCTGTCCGCATTTGTTGACGCGCTTATTTGTGCAATAACGCTGCCGTTTACAACACTCGGAATCCAACTTGCAGCCCAAGACCCTTGGGCTTGTTGATACCAAGTCGCAAAGTTATCCCCCAGCATGCTGGCATTGTCCGCTGCTCGGGTGACTTGGGAGGCTTGTGTCGGAATATAGCTGGTGGCAAAGGAGCCTGCTTCTAGTTGAGCGCCCCAGACATAAGCAAACTCTCCAGCGGTTTCAGTTCCGCCAGTAAAGCAAACATAAACAACAAGAGCATCACCAGCAGAAATACCAGTAGTAGCAGGCAACACAAGACGCCACCACCCGTTACCAACATTTACGCTGAATGCACCAGTACCAGTACCTTGCGACACAACCCCTGTATCATAGTTAATTGTTACAAGTGCAAGATTTGTTGCGGTTGTGTTATTTCTTAAAAGAAAAATATTTGCGTCAGTAGCTCCAGACCCTTTTTTTACATATATTGAATATGTGTTGCCTGAAGCCGAACCTGCACTACTGGTAGTGCGAGCAATTATTGTTGCCGCAGTAGTTGTTACTTCTATTTTGTCTGCTGTAGAAGCACCGTCAGGCGCGACAGTAGCATTTGGTGTGACTGTTACATTTGTTGTGGGCCAAGCCGCATTACTGAAGTCCTCGCTATACGTCAGCAAATTCGTCCGCTGCTCCTCAATCAGCAGCCCGTTAGCCGCCAGCGTCGTCGGGTTGTAGTCAAACCTCGGGCCGAAGTAGGCCGTGCTGGTGGGCGCTGCTTGCGGGTTGTAGACGTAGCTGTCCACGCTGGCGCTGTTGCTGAGTTGGGCTCCCCAGATGTAAATGGTTCCCGCGTTGTCGCCGTTTCTGGTATCTGCTGCTGATGCTGCGCCAAGCCTAAAGTTTGAGTTTGTGGCTCCGCCTGTAAACGACACACTACATCTATACCAGCCGTTTCCAACAGAAACAGAAGAAGCTGTTAGTGACACTCCAGATCCTGCGACGACTTGTGTAGTGCCAGCAGCGCCCGTAGTTAAGTCAAAGGTTACAAATGCAGCATTGATCGAATTATTTACACCAACCTGCAAAACCAGATAGTTTTGCGTTCCGGCTTTTGCATACACTGAATAACTTACAGGAGCCACTCCTGTAACGACATCAGGCGGAATTAGTAAAGAAACAGCGGTGCCAGAGCGAATAAACGTATCGGCAGTCGCATAACCATCCGGCGCAGCAATACTGTTTGCCGTTACTGTCGCGTTTGTTTTTGCCCACGCCGCATTGTCAAACTCCTGCGTGAAGCCAAGGAGATTTTTGGGTGTTGTGCTGTTATAGCTCGGCGGCAGATAGATGCTGCTGGTCGTTGCTACATAGGGCAGAGCAGTGGAGCCGGTGTTAACCTGCGCCGAATGGAAAGAAATTGAC